GAAGCGCGTCCGGGCGAGTTTAGCCGCAACAATAAGGACGCGCCGCTGGCGAAAGTAAAAAAAGGTTGGGAAGCCGTTCCCATTCCTGAATGACGATATGAGGGGGGCTTCGGCCCCCCTTTACTTTGTTTTATAATCGTGTATTTTTGACAGGCTTCCCCCGGCGTGGAAGTTTAACAAATTCCCGGTTCTTAGTCGCCCCGGTGTGCGATGATGGACTTTCCTGTAAAAAGGAGAATCCGTCATGGCGAATACCAACGCGCCCAACGGTTTCAATCAGTACAGCGGTACGGGCTCGGCTCCGACCTATGAACAGGTCCAGCTTGCCATTTCCGCCACGAACTCCACTAATCCTCAGATTTTCTACGGCGATCCCGTTGCCCAGCTCTCCACTGGCTTCATTTGCCAGATGGGCACCAACAGCACTGGCGATGGCTCGACTGTCGGCGCGGGCAATCTTGTCGGCGTTTTCGTCGGTTGTAAGTACCTTTCGGTGTCGCAGAAGCGCACTGTCTGGTCGAACTACTTTCCCGGCGTCGGCGACGTGAACTCCAGCGCCCCGTCCGTGACGGCTTATGTCATCACCGACCCGAACGCGCAGTTCATTGTTCAGACCGCTAACTCGAACACCACGGCCACCGCCGTTGGCGTTTCGGCCATTGGTCAGAACATTGGTATTGCGTATGGCACTGGCACCGGCACGAACACCAACACGCTTGGCACCACGCCCGGCAACGTGTCGAACGGCCTGTCCACCGCGTATGCTGATCAGTATACGCTTGGCACGTCGAACGCGTTGCCTTTCCGCGTCATCGCCCTTGCCAATTATACCCCGGACGGGTCGAACCCGATCGCCGGTATCAACGGTAATGATTCCACCTCGGCTTATAACCGGATCGTCGTCGGGTTCAACAACTCGGCCATGAAGTCCGGCGTCACCGGCATTTAAGGAGTAGCTTGAAATGGCTACCTTCGTTTCGGTTTCTGACAAAATGCTTCTTCAGTATACGCTGATGAATCGCGTTTATCAGTCCGAAACGGGTTGCTGGGTGTGGAAGGGCTCAAAGCGCAATGGATATGGACTGCTTTGTCAAAACAACAAAACTGTGTCCGCTCATCGCGTTTCCTATGAAGCCTTTTGCGAAGCTATTCCTGACGGAATGGTTGTTCGTCATTCCTGCGACAATCCGTCTTGCATTAACCCAGATCATCTTAGTTTGGGAACGCAAGCCGATAATGCAGCAGATAGAGAATCCCGTCACCGCAGAAATGTTCGTGGCGAGATGATCGGAACGGCGAAGCTCTCTGCATCCGATGTGGTAGCGATTAAAGCATCGAAAGAATCTGGCGTTACGCTTGCTAAAAAGTATGGCGTCAGCCCTTCAACCATATCGCTTATCAAGATTGGAAAATCTTGGTCGCATATCACTAAGGAGATTTAACCATGGCGGTTAATCTTAGCGCAATTAAAGACCTTCTATTGCCCGGTCTGAGGGGCATCGAAGGCCGGTACGAGATGATTCCCAGCCAGTACGACAAGATTTTCACGAAGCACGACTCGAAGCTGGCCTTCGAGCGCACCGCTGAAATGCGGTATCTTGGGTTTGCCCAGCTCAAGACCGAAGGCGGCCAGACCGCTTTCGATAATGGCGCGGGCGAACGCTATGTGTACAACCAGGAGCACACCGAAATTGGTCTTGGTTACGCGATCACCCGCAAGGCGATTGACGATAACCTGTACAAGACCCAGTTTCATCCGTCGAACCTTGGCCTGATCGAGTCCTTCCAGCAGACCAAGGAAATCTACGGCGCGACGATCCTGAACACCGCGACAACGTACAATGCCTCTGTTGGCGGCGACGGCGTTTCTCTGTGTTCGACGGCGCACCCGATTGACGGCAGCACGGTCGCCAACACCCCCTCGACGCAGGTTGATCTTAACGAAGCCACGCTGCTGAACGCGATGATCGCGGTCCGCACCAACTTCAAGGATCAGGCCGGTCTGAAGGTGTTCGCCCGCGCTCGCAAGCTGATTATTCCTCCGCAGCTTGAGCCCGTCGCGATCCGCCTTCTCAAGACGGAACTCCGCCCCGGCACCGCCGACAACGATGTCAATGCCATTATGACGACCGCCGGTGGCCTGCCGGAATCGTACATGGTCAACGACTTCCTCACGTCGCAGTACGCTTGGTTCCTGCTCACGAACATTGATGGCCTCTCCTACATGGAGCGCATCAAGTTCGAGACGGATATGCAGGTGGATTTCGTCACTGATAACCTTCTTGTGAAGGGCTACGAGAGGTATAGCTTCGGATATTATAACTGGCGCTCCATCTATGGTAGCTTCCCAACCTCTTGATTTTGCTGAGAAATCAACAGAAGGGTAAAAACATGGAAGCCTCTTTACAGGATACGCAAAAAGGGATATACAATTTCCCTGTAAGCGTTACCAAGAAAGGTGCTTCCATGTCCGAAGAATACGGCCTGACTGTTGATACTATCGCCAAGAAGTTGGCTTACGACGCTGATACGGGGATTTTCACTTGGATTGTCCCCGCATCCCGGAATGTGTGTGCAGGATCAATCGCTGGGTGCGATAAGGCAACCCGGACTGGCAAGGGCGGCGAGAAAGTTTCCTATCGGTACATTCGTATTGATGGCGCTTCTATTCCCGCCGCCAAGCTAGCTTGGTTGCTCCATTACGGTGAGTGGCCTCGTGCACGTCTTGGTTTTCACGATGGCGATACGCTTAATTTGCGAATTGCCAATCTTTACGAAACAAACGGCATGGGCTCAAAAGCTAACAAGTTTCTTTCCACGGATCGGAAGGAATACATGAAAGCTCATCGTGAAGCATATCCAGTTGAATGGAAGGACACTTATCTGACCCAGAAATATGGGATTGATATGAGCGCCTACATTGCAATGGCCATTGCTCAAAACAACAAATGCGCCATTTGCGATCAGGAAGAAACGGCCACGCGCGGCGGGAAAACCAAGGCGCTAGCTGTCGATCATAACCATACGACTGGCAAGGTTCGTGGCCTTCTGTGTGAAGCCTGCAATCAGGCGATTGGCAAAATGAAAGAAAACCGCAACATCCTTCTTTCCGCCATTCAGTACCTTGATAAGCATTCCGAAGCGTCTCCGAATGTGGTATCTCTTGAATCGAAAGGGTAGCCCGATGGCTATTAGTCTCAATCTCAAGCATGGTGGGAGCCTGTAATGTCATCTACAGTCTTCACTGGCCCGGTTTTGGCGGGCAATGTGCTTAACTCGGACGGCACCGGCACGCTTGCTGGTGTTGGCGGGTCGAGCGGTACGAGCAATGTCGGCTTTTGCGATATGGTGCAGAACGCCGCGATTGTTCAGGCTTCGGCTTCGGCATCGACTTTGATTGTCATCCCGGCGCAAAGCTTGATTTCGGCGATTGATGTGTTTGTCACTACGGCATTCACGAATAGCGCCACGCTTAGCATTGGCACCACGTCCGCGAACGCGAACGAGCTTGCCACGGGCATCACGGTTTCGAGCATTGGCAAGGTTTCGGCTACGCCAAGTTCCTCGACAATCGCCGCTTGGCTCAATTCGAGCAGCACTCAGGACGTTCTGTTGTATGTGAAATCCAGCGCGGCCCCATCGGGCGGCACCGGGGCGGCGACTGTTGTCGTCAAGTACATGCAGGGCGTGAATGGGTTCACCAACGAACAGTACACCTGATAGGAGGCTCTTATGAAGGGTCACAAGGCGCATCACGACCTGCACAGCATGGTCAAGCATCAGTCGATGAAGCATGTTAAGCATCGCAAGGCCGGTGGCCGCGCGGAATCGCCGGAGCATGGCACGGATGAGGCGGAAATGGACTTGCATGACAAGCCCGAGCCCCGCACCAATGCCAAGAACATTGACAGCGAGGCCGAGGCCATGCACGCCAAGCGCGGCGGTCGCGCCAAGCGCAAGCACGGCGGTCACGTCATGCACCATCACATGGGTCATGTGAAGCATGTCGGCGCGGTTCATGGCGAGCACGCCATGCATCACGCTGGCCGCAAGCCGCGCAAGGCTGGCGGTTCGGTTGAAGCCAATCCTTTCTCGGCTGCCATGAAGGGCACCCCCGCCAAGGGGCGCAAGCTTGAGAAGGAAACGATGGGCAGCGACATCTGATACCGGAACAGGGGGCTTCGGCCCCCTTTCTTTCCTTGGGGGATTGACATGGCTGGCGCTTGGACACGCAAGGAAGGGAAGAACCCCGAAGGCGGTTTGAATGCCAAGGGGCGGGCTTCCGCGAGGGCCGAGGGGCATCATTTGAAGCCGCCGGTGAGCTCCAAGGAAGCGGCCCATAGTCCCGCCGCCGCGCAGCGCCGCGATAATTTTCGTACCCGCATGTGCGGGATGAAGGAAAAACTGACATCCGCCAAGACGGCGCATGATCCGAATAGCCGGATCAATTTGGCGCTGAAGAAGTGGGATGTGAAGTGCTAAAATGACCGAGAAGCCGTTCTGGGAAAAGGGCCTTCCAAAGGGCCATAAGGAAAAGCACCTGAACAAAAAGCAGGTGCAATCGGCAAAGGCTCACGCCCGCGCGGCTGGCAGGCCCTATCCAAATTTAGTGGATAATGCGGCGGTGGCGCGTTCTAAAAGCAAATAGAGTGATTTTCCATGATTCTCACCACCATCACTCAAGGCGGAACTGGTTGCGGCAATATCCGCGCGGTTGACGATTTCCAGCCACTGTTTAGTGTTGGCGCGAAATTGGTTTCGCGTTTTGCGACGCTTAACACTGCTAAAGGACCACGAACATGACGGGTGTTGTTAACCAGTCCATTACTCGCGTTGGGCGATATGAGCCGTTTGAACTTCAGGTCTCTCGCGGGCAAATTTCCTTTCATAGCCTGGCCAATATCTTTGGGTATGGCACGACTCCCGCGACGGCCAATTTGTTCAGAACTGTTTGGGAAAACATGTCCACGACGGATTATGTTTTCCCCGCGTCCGCGATTACGATGTATTTGGTCAGCACGGTTGGAGCTGATACGGCCAGCATTGTGATTAGCGGGCTTGATGCCAATTACAATATGTTGAGCGAAACGCTTGTCCTCAACGGGACCACTGCTGTTCCAACGGTAAATCAGTATTTTAGAATTAATGGCATTTCGGTTTCGGTTGGAAGCGCAACCAATCCGACTGGTGTTGTGACGCTTTCAAATAGCGGCGCGACCGTCATTTATGCTCAGATAAACACGGCTACGGTAGGTGGCGTGACGGAAAGTGTTGGAACGTCTCAAATGGGCGTTTACACTGTTCCGACGGGTTATACATTTTATGGTTATCGTTACGGGTCCTATTCCTCTTTTAATGGAAATACCGCAAATTACACAATTTATCGCGCCATCTCAAATTCACCATCTGGCGTTCAGAAAATTATTGTTCAGACGCCGTTTAATACAAATTATGAAATTCAGAGGCATTTTCCATTTCCTTATGCCGCCGGAACTGACATTCGGTTTCAGATTGCATCAAGCGCGGCGGCTGCCGCTGTTGTTAGCGTCAATATCGGCGGCGTGCTGATTGCCAATGACGGCACCCTATAGGAATTAGCCGATGGCGACGAGCAACACATACGCTTTTAATCCGTCGCTGGGCGAAGCCACTATCTATGCCTTTAACCTGTGCGGGATTAGAGGCACATCCATACTTCAGGAACACATGGAATCGGCCCGCATGGCCGCCAACATGATGCTGGGGCGTTGGTCGTCAGAAGGGGTTAATCTCTGGGCTGTTGATCTTCAAACAGTCCCGCTTATTCAGGGGCAGGCGACCTATTCCGTTCCGTCTAACACCATTGTCATGCTTGACGCATACATTGTGCAAAATAGCGGCGGATCGTCGATCAATCGTTTGATTTTGCCAATTTCCAGAACGGAATACGCCAGCTACCCAAACCCGACGCAGCAGGGATTCCCCACGACATACTGGTTCGATAGGCTTCTTTCGCCGACCGTGACGTTGTGGCCTGTCCCTGATGGCAACGAAAGCTCATTCAATTATTATCGTGTCAGGCAGATACAGGATAGCAATTTCACCAATGGGCAAACAGTTGAAATCCCCTACTATTTCCTTGAGGCGTTTGTGTTCGGATTAGCCCAGCGACTTGCCATGATATGGGCGCCTGACAAAGTGGCTCTGCTGAAGCCTCTTGCGGACGAATCGTATAATATCGCTGCGGCACAGAACATAGAAACCGCGCAACAGTATATTTCGCCGCAAATTAGCTCTTATTTTAGGCCGTGAGGTATAATCATGGCTTACGCAAGCAAATCAGGAAGGGCTCGTACTAGTTCTAGCAATCCGCAAGCACATGCTATATGCGATAGATGTAATTTTCGTGTAAATTTTGTGGATTTATTTCCTCAATTTGAATGGAGAGGCGCGGCATTACTTAACACGCGCATTTTAGTCTGTAGTGATTGTCTTGATACGCCACAAGAGCAAAACAGGGCGATTGTCGTTCCCGCCGATCCGACGCCGATTGTAAATGCTCGTGTGCAGGATTTTGTCGCGGCTTCGGTTGATTATCAGACGACGAGCGCGCCGACTGTCTACGATCCAACGACGGGCATCCCGATCCCGTCCACGACAAATTATGTCACCCAAGACGGTCAAAACCTGACCATGCAGCCGATTGGGCCGCCTGTTGGCCTTGAACCCGGCGCGATCATGCCGCTTCAGGGAACGGTTCATTATGATGTCCTGCTGCCGGTTGTTTCGATTTCCTCGATTGGCACGACGATCATTTCGGTAACTTGCAGCGCGCCGCATAATCTGGCGACAAACGCTCAAATTTCGGTATCTGGTGCGTCTAATAATGCCATTAATGGGTTTTATTCGATTACGGTAACGACCGCCACGGCCTTCACCTACACGGTGACATCTGCTATACCTTCCGGGTCTTTCTTGACCGGATCGACGCGTGTTTTGACGGCGAATGTCGGCCTGCCGTATAATTACACGCAGATACCGCAGACGGGAACGTAACCATGTCGAATACGACAATCCCGAATTTGCCAGCCGCTACCGCCCTTTCAGGGTCGGAGGAGATTGGCGCGGTTCAGGCGGGAACATCAGTTCGGGTTACGACTGCCCAAATTGCCGCTCTTGCGCCAAGTAGCGGTGGCACGGTTACTAGTGTCAACGCCAATGGCGGTTCTACCGGCCTGACGTTTACCGGCGGACCTATTACGGTTTCTGGTACGCTTCAATTGGGCGGGACGCTGGCAATTGGTTCTGGCGGAACGGGTCAAACAACGGCATCAGCCGCATTTAACGCGCTGTCTCCAATTACAAGCGTTGGCGATTTAATTATTGGCAACGGATCGAATAGCGCCACGCGATTGCCAATTGGTTTGGCTGGAACGGTTCTCGTATCCAATGGCACGACTGCTTCATGGTCCTCGACGGCTGGCGCTGGAACAGTAACAAGCGTCGCCACCGGAACCGGTCTGACCGGCGGCCCGATTACGACAAGCGGCACAATTTCTCTTGCCAATACATCTGTATCGGCGGGGTCTTATGGTTCATCCAGCGCCATACCCACGTTTACGGTAAACGCACAGGGTCAACTTACCGCCGCGAGCAGTGTTGGCACCAATACAATAACCAGTGTTGGCACGCTTACCTCCGGCGCTATCGGCAGCGGTTTCACGCCCATTGGCAATTCATCGCTTGCCAATTCGACCATTTCTGGCGTTGCTCTTGGCGGCACGTTAGCCAATCTTACGGCTGGTACGCATTTGTCTGGCGGACCTTACAATGGGTCCGGGCCGGTCACGTTCACAACGGATGCAACTAGCGCCAACACTGCAAGCACCATTGTTGCCCGTGATTCTTCGGGCAATTTTTCGGCTGGCACGATTACGGCAAATTTATCTGGAAATGCGTCGTCCGCCACTAATGTGGCTGGTGGAGCAACAAATAGCATTGTTTATCAAACCGGTAGCAGCACCACGGGTTTTGTTACGGTTCCATCAAGTTCAAACACGTTTTTGTCATGGAATGGCTCTGCTTTTGTGTGGGCTGGCGCCATTGCCGGGACCGGAACTGTAAATAATGGAACGGCCAATCAGCTTGCTTATTATGCGAGCAATGGCAATGCCGTTTCTGGAAACGCAAACGCGACAATTAGCTCGGGTGCGCTGACGCTTGGATCAAGCGGTTCCGTTGCTGGTTCGGTTGTGCTTAGCGGATCAACTTCCGGTACGACAACAATTAAAGCGAATGCCACAGCGGGTTCGTGGTCGTTTACACTTCCATCCTCTCCCGGCGCAATCGGCTATGTTCTGTCTACCGATGGGTCTGGAAATACAAGCTGGGTGTCCGTTGGCGGTACTGGCACGGTCACAAGCGTCAATGTTAGCGGAGGCACGACAGGACTTAGTTTTTCCGGCGGTCCCATTACGACTGCTGGCACCATTACAATGGCTGGAATGCTTGGCCCGACAAACGGTGGCACGGGACTTACGGCTCTTGGCACAGGAGTGCAAACCGCGCTTGGCAACGCGACCAATGGCGCGGGTGGGTTTGTTACTTATTCTGGCGCTCTTGGTACGCCTACAAGCGGCGTGCTTACAAATGCGACGGGATTGCCTCTTACCACTGGCGTGACAGGCATATTGCCATCCGCAAATGGTGGCACTGGCGTCAATAACGGTTCCAGCACGATCACCATTGGCGGCAACGTCACGATGAGCGGCGCTTATACGTTTACGGGGACTTTGAGCGCCAATACGAGCGTTACCTTCCCGACGAGCGGAACGCTTGCGACTACAGCGAATACCGTATCTTCATTCTCCGCCGGAACAACGGGCCTTACGCCATCCACGGGCACGACCGGCGCTGTTACGCTTGGCGGTACGTTGGCGATTGGTTCTGGAGGCACGGGACAGACAAGCGCCTCCGCCGCGTTTAATGCTCTTTCGCCGATTACGAGCACCGGCGATCTTATCCTTGGCACGGGGACGAATACCGCTGGTCGATTGGGGATTGGCGCAAACGGAACGGTTCTTACATCAAACGGCACAACCGCTTCGTGGTCAACGACCTATGCTGGCACGGTTACGAGCGTTGCCCAATCCTTTACTGGCGGCCTAATTTCCGTCAGCGGCTCGCCCGTTACGACATCTGGCACATTGGCCTTGACGGTTGCGGGAACAAGCGGCGGCGTACCATACTTTAGTAGCGCCTCGACGTGGGCTTCTTCGGCGGCTCTTACGGCTAACGCCCTTATGATCGGCGGTGGCGCTGGTAATGCGCCTAGCACCACGACAACCGGCACAGGCGTTTTGACGGCGCTTGGCAATACGGTTGGCGGCGCAAGTGGGTTTGCGCTTCTTAATTCCAGTGGTTATTTGCCTGTTTCGCAGGGTGGAATTGGAACCGGAACAGCTGGCATCGCGGCTTTTAATAATATTACGGGATACACGGCCTCTGGGGCAACAGGAACGACTTCCACAAACATTGTATTTTCAACTTCTCCTACGTTGGTCACTCCATCTCTTGGCGTTGCCACGGGGACATCTCTTACCCTTAATGGCGCGACAATTGGAACTAATTCTCTAGCCATTACCGGAACCGCCGCTATTTCATCTACAATAACAAGCGCGGGGCATATTATTACATCTTCTTCAGCAAATGCGCTGACGGCGGGATTAAATGGGTCAACAAACCCCGCATTTAATGTGGATGCTAGCACATCATCATCGGCGACCGGCTTAAATGTAAAATCCGCTGCCGCTGCTGGCGGCTTGGCAATTTCCGTTCTTTCATCTGGCACAAATGAAAATTTAACAATTGATGCAAAAGGTTCTGGAACAATAACATTTGGTGGTGTTTCTACTGGAAGCATTATTAATACTCGCGCAACTACTTTATCAGCGGCTTTGACGTATGGTGGCGTTACGCTTTCAAATAGCGTTACCGGCACTGGAAGTATGGTTCTTTCAACGTCGCCTACATTAACAACTCCGGCGCTTGGCGCGGCCACGGCTACGTCTATTAATGTAAGTGGGACAATTTCGATTGGCGGTAATCAAGCAGTTAATGGACCTTCTTTTTCTGCTTATCAATCTTCATCACAATCTATTTCAAGTGGTGTATCAACAAAAGTTCAACTACAATCAAAAGAATGGGATACCAATTCTTGTTTTGATGCAACTACGAATTATAGATTTACCCCAACCGTTGCTGGATATTATCAAATCAGCGGCGGGATTAATTTCTCGGCGTTATCAAATTCAATCACTTTTGCTTATATATATAAAAATGGTTCTGCATATAAAATATTTACGGAAACATATTCATCTGTTTATGGTATAGAAGGTTCTGCGCTTGTTTATTTAAATGGTACTACTGATTATGTTGAACTTTATTGTTTTCAATATAATGGTTCGGCTCTGAGCTTGAACGCATCTCTGAATAACACATACTTCCAAGGC